GTTGAACACGCACAACAGTCTACTTCTTTATTATCTCACATTAAATCTCAATTATTGAGACGAGGTATTAGTCGTTACGACTTATCAGGAACTATCTTTATGGAAATCGTTTCTGAATTAGTATTACAAGGTATCATGAGAGATATGTCTACAATCCTATGGTTTGGAGATACTGCAAATGGTGCTGGTACACAAGCACTTGCAAATGGTGTATGGAAAGCTCTTGATGGTGCTGTAGGTGGTGCTTTACCAGTTTCACAAACACTAACTCAAGGTGCTACTGCAACAATCGCACAATTAGAAGCAATGTTAGCTGCTCGTTCAACTGAACTAGCTACTGCTGAAGGACAAGTTATTTACTGTTCTCGTGCTTTTGCTGATTCTTATGCTGCTGAATTAAGAGCTTCTAATGGTTCTCATACTGCTGCATACGCTGACTTACAAAATGGTGTTGGAAGTCTACGTTTCAATGGTGTTCCTTTAGTTGTTATTAACTCGTGGGATGTTGATATTGCTAACCACTCTGTAGCTTTAGCTGCTATGGCAAATGGTCTTGCTCCAAATGGAGCTGCTGAAACTAAGTGTGCTATCTGGACAATGGAAAACAATATTACTGTAGGTACTGACTTTGCTGCACAAGATGTAGATATGTGGTACAACAGAGATTGTAAAGAAAACAGATTCCGTATGCTTTACTCTTTCGGTGTAGCTGTTAAAGAGCCAGGAATGGTTGTTACTTCTACTGAAGACTAATAATAAAAATGTACGAGGGGGGGAGTAAAATCCCTCCTGACTACTTTGTTTAACAATATAATAAATATAAAAAAATGGCAATAACTCAAGGACACGCAATCGTATGTTGCGACAGAAACCGAAGAGGTGGACTAAAAAGAATTTGGCTTATGGAGCAAGGTGGCTTAGGTGCTGTAGCTTATGCTGCTGCTGGTTCAGGACCAGGTGCTGATGCTGCTGGTGGCGAATTTAATTCTTTTGTATCTACAACTTGGTATGAATTTGAATTTGACAGAGAAACTGCTGGTTTCACTGCAAATGCTACAAGAGAGAATGGTTCTACTCTTGTAACAGTAGAATTAGACTTCTACATTCCAAAAGTAACTGAAGAAATTAATGGTAGATTAAGAGAGCTTACTGAGTCTTGTGGTCTATACGCACTAGTTGAAACATTCGCTGATGATTGTGATGCTGTTGCACCAGAAACATACTTCTTTATCTTAGGATATGACAAGGTTTTCGAAAAGAAAGCATTCTTAGAGTTCTCTTCAGGAGAGCAAACTACTGGTGTTGCATTACAGGATGCAAATGGTACTCAAGTAAAATTAGCTGGTGTTCATGCTGAATACCCAAGAGAAGCGTTAGTAGTAATATCTGCTGCAAACGTAAACCCAGCAAACGCAGGTCAGATTGATTTATATCAAACTGTTACTGGCGTTACTAATGCTTGGAGCTCAAACTAGTTTACAATAACTTTTTATAAGATTAGGGGGGAAATCCCCCTAATTCTTATATATTTACATAAAAATATTATATCATGATGAAATTTAAGTTCGATAAAGATTATTTTGTTTCTAATGATAATGACCCTGTTGTAGTTGCAGGACACACTTTTGAAGTGTCTTTTAATTCTAAATTAAGCAACAAGGTGTTATCACATTTATATAATCAAGGCAAACCTTATGTTACTTTGGAAAATGAAGAACAAGCTGTCATAGAAGATGAAATCATACAACCAGAAAAAGTTATTATAAATGAGCCGAAAAAGAAAGAAAAGTATAGAAAGTTCAAGTCAAACAAAAAAGAGTCCTAAGATATTAGGATATTCTTTTTCTAAAGACTTATCTAAAGAACCACCAAAAGAGCCACATCCGTATAAACAATTACAGGATGATTGGATTCCTTTTGGTATTAACAATTTATTTCCACAAGAATTATCAGAACTATCTCGTTCTGCTTCTACGCATAGAGCTATACTTAGCACAAAAACTACATTTTCTGTAGGAGAGGGTCTTAGGACTAGTAATAAAAATTTACAAGGCATACTAGAAGATGTAAACATCTATGGTGAATCTATGGATGATGTTGCTAAAAAAGTTTTTGCTGATTATTGGAAACTAGGCAATGGTTATATGGAGGTTGTTATTGGAAGAGGTTATTTAAACTTTTTTCACCAAGATGGCACAACTGCAAGAGTTCACAAAGATGGTAAGCACATATTGTTGCACCCTGATTGGGAACACGCAAGACAATATCCAGATGATTTAAGAAAAATACCTAAATACCCTGAATACAAAGAAGAAAATGGTGGTTCTACATTTAGAACAATTATTCATTTTTCTGATTACGAAAGCACATATTATTATTATGGGATGCCAGACTATTGTGCTGCTTTAGACCACATAAAAATAGCAAATCAAATAGGTGTTTACAACCTTACTAGATTTAAAAATGGTTTTATGCCTAGTGCTATTGTTGAGCTAAATGCTGACATGGGAGAAGATGAAGCACAAGACTTTATTGATGACGCTGTAGCAAAGCTAACAGGTGCTGGTGATAACTCTAAGATATTGTTTATAGCTAAAAATGGTGATGGTGATGCAACTAATGTAAATATAATAAATGACACTAGTGATGGTTCGTTTATGGAGTTGCAGAGAATAACCAATGATAATATAATTTCGGCACACAGGTGGAATCCTGCATTGTCAGGAATACAAGTTGCTGGACAGCTTGGCAATAACCAACAGATACTTACTGCCTATGATATAGCAATGAGTACAGTTATAAAAGAACCTCAACAGATGTTCTTGAAGATATTAAAAAAGATTTTAAAAACCGAAAGAGGAATTAATGCCTCTGACCTAACATTTTACACTAAACCACCAGTATCATTACTTGGAGCAATATCACCTTCTGAATTTATATCTATCAAAGAGGGTAGAGAGATATTTCATTTGCCAGAGCTTAGTAAAAGACAAATGGAAGAGTTGCTAGAGGAAAAGGCAAAGTCAAAGCAAAATGAAGTAAAAGAAAATAATAACGATATAAACGAAGAAGATGCCACTAATAACTAAATCAGAAGTAATATCTAGGTGTATAACAAACGCAAACTTTGATACACATTTGATTAAAGACACATTTATAGAGATAGCAGAGTTAAATCACGTTAAGCCTTTTTTGGGTGAAGATTTATATGATGCTTGTGTTGCTGGTGGCTATGTAACTTTAGTAAACGATTATATTAAAAATTATTTGGCATTCTGCGTAAAATTTGAGATATTGCCAGACATAACTTATAATACAACATCACAAGGTGTTGTTGATAATTTAGCAGACTTCACAAGTCCTGTAGACCCATCTAAGTTAAATTACTTGAGACAAGAAACTTTTAAAAAGGCTGAAACGTACAAGAAAAAAATGGAAAAATATTTAGATGATAACATTACTTTATATCCTGAATGGAAAGGATGTGATGGATGCGATAACAAAACAAAAGGTGGAAATGTAAGTAAAAGACATGGGATTATAACATACTAGATAAATGAAGCACCATAATAATTTAACTGATTCCCAGATACATAATCCAAAAGGATTTGCTCCTGCAAGAAAACGAACTGTGTCCACTAAGAATGGGCAAAGTATAGTTGAGTGGGTAAAAGCAAATTATACAAGCACACTAACCATAACTCCTATTGCAGATGTTGCTGGTAATTTACACCATCAATATTTATGTATATATAATAGTTATGATGAAACTAAGTATGCTGTATATTTTCAAATCATAAACACAAATGTTATTTCTACTCCTGCTGGTTATGGAGGCGTTATAGCTGTAGATGTTACCAACACAGGTATAAACTCTACAGCTTTAGAGGTAGGAACTGCTTTGCATGGTGCTTTAGATGCACACGCAGACTTTGTGTCATCAAAAGACAGTAGTGGGGTAGTAACTGTAACAGGATTGACTACAGCCTCCCCTGCCCTAGAAAATGGAACAGGATTTGGTGTTAGTATCGCAGATGTAGAAATTACAAATGAAGTGCTACATACCGATGCAAATGGTAACATAAGATTCACTCCATTTTCTACGATATTAACCAACACAGGTGTAAATGATAAAAACTATGTGCATAATCAAAATGTTGCTAGTGCAACTTGGGTTGTTACACATAATTTAAACAAAAATGCTAGTGTAACTGTTGTTGATTCGGCAGGTACAGTAGTACGAGGTCAAGTTGATTACGATTCGCTGAATCAGGTAACACTAACCTTTAGTGGAGCTTTCTCTGGGAAAGCGTATTTTAATTAATTAATAAATAAAAAAAA